CAGACAAGTTTACGTTTGCCACATTTAATAACTATCTTGAAAAAAACAAAGGATCGATTTCAAAGCTATTTACTGAAGACCAAATGGATGTTCTTGATAAGGTAAGAGATTCTCTTAAAAAGCAGGCTGTCATGGAGCGCTCAGGAAGGGGCACTGGTTCTAACACATCAGCTAATTTAATGGAAAATTTAGCTGAAAAAACTAGTGGAAAAGCTTCTAAGGCTTTATTTGGTGCAGGATCTTCTTCTATGATAAAGGGCGCATTAGACTATGTTAAAAACATAGGAGAGGCAGGAAAAATAAAATATCTAGAAAAGGCTCTTTTAGACCCTAAAATGGCAAAGTTTCTCCTTAAGAAGGATGTTAAGACTAAAATGAATTTCTTTGACTCTCTTAATAATAAAGAGGATTTTAGCAAATGGCTCCGAGACAGTGATGGAATATTGGAATCAGTCGGTGAATCAGCTAATGAAGCTGCTAAAAACTTTTCAATTACTTCACAGTCTATTGGAAAAGTCATTCTTAATAATGATGATTAATCCATTTATATCAAGTTTATTGCAGTATAGCGGGTTCTTGCTATATTGACATAACATCGATATATATATGACCTATTGTTAAATATTAAAATATTGATTATCGTACAACATGTGGTACAATGCGACTAATAATTTAACAAAAGGTTGTATGTCATGGCTGTTGGCGGTAAGAGGAAAGGGTCTGGAAGGCCTAAAGGAACAAGCAGGTATAAAGAAGATACTAAACCAATTAGAATCCCTTTGACTTTAATTCCGCTTGTAACGTTGCTTCTTGGATATGTTGAGAAAGGTTCAAAAGCTAATGATATCGAGGAAATATTTTCAGGGGTAAAGAGTCAAAAAAACTGTGTCAACGCTATAAAAAGAAATAAAAAATAAAATGCCTGAACCACATCTTTGTATTGCTTAAGGGAGTTAAGTGAAATACGGTGATTCAGGCAATACGAATATATCAATTTTTAATTTACTCGTCAATTGTTAAAACATTTTTATACTGAATTCCATGCTCTTTCAAGAATTCAATATGTTGAATCCATCCAAAACCAAAACCCACTGTAAACGATATAAAAATTATTACAACATAATTCATAAATTACCCCTTAATAAATCTTATCTTGAGACACTCCTGATTCATCTTCTGATAAAAAATCAATTATAAATTCATCGTTTATAACTTCAGTTTCAGTTTCATTTTCTTTTGCTTTTCCGTTGATATTCATCATTTTTTAATACTCCTAAAAATTTAATTAATAATTGAAAGATTTTTCAGAATTTGGATTATATTCTGAAGCTTTCTTCAATTTTTCGTTTATGATACGTATTGCCACCTCTTGCCTATGGACAGGAATTTCTTTTGGCGCATTTATTCCAATCCTAACTTGACATCATTCAATCCCAATGATCGTGAATGAAATTTTACCTTCATCACCTATAATTACCGTTTAACCTATTCTACGTGTAAGTATCAACATTTTAACAGCCTCCTAGCTTTCCTTTTAAAGTTATTCTGAAATAACCATTATTTCAGACACCTTGTTTGCAACATTACCTGGGATAGATATAGTTAGTCTACCGTCAATAATACTATTTAATGATATTTCTTTAACAATAAATCTGTTTTCAAAGTTTTTGTAATTAAGCTCTGAATCACTAATTTCCCTTATTTTTAAATATAGGTCAATCTTTCCAAGATTTATTTTACATAAATATTTTCTGGTAAATGTAACAAGGTCATCAATAAAGTTCACTCTACTTTTACTCCAATAATTTTACATATTAAAAAAGCTGACGATAAAATAATCATAGACCAAAAGACAAAAACTTGAATAAATAACATATTAACTCCTTTTAAAAATAACCTGGCGTGTTGTTTGAATACATTCCGTAGTATTGCTGACTATTGAAGTTCTTCGGAACCGCAAACTGAAGACCAGACATTGTGATATATCTTGCGACATCACAAAAATGGTCATCCTTTTTGTTTGGTATCCCATCTTCGTCTCTAGCATATTTTCTAAGCTCTGCCCTAAACTTAACGCAAGTTGTAAATATTTTTGCTTGTCCAGACTGAAATCTTTGCAAAAGCCTTAATATTCCTTCTTCCTTGCTATTATTTGCCGGGTGCAAGTTCTTGAATCCAGCCTCTCTGTAAAGATTTAACGGCTTCTTGCCGTCTCCTTGTTGAGATCCTTTTCCGGCAGGATCGTAAACGGCGGGTATCCAATTTATGCCAAAAGTTTGCAGGGCGCTAGCATGTCCGTCTGGGGTTCTTTCTGGAACAGAGTATTCCGCATAAAAATATATTACGTCATTGTCTCTGTCATGAGCCGCAAATAGAAACGCAGGATGATTCCATCCAAAGTCTATCCCGTATACCCTTGGCCAATAATCAGGTATTTCAAACGGCTCACAAATAATCATTGATTCTGGAACAGGATAAACAAGTCCGCTGCCTGGCCACGGAATTCCGTTTGTTCTTGCTTCAATTTCATGAGGTGACATCCCGGCAAGAAGACGTTTTTTTTCTTCAAATGGTAAATGTAAAGCATCTTCCCAAGTGATATGAGCATGCCATCTAGAGTCTTTCACCTCTTCCGGGTGTCTATCATCCATAAAGTAATTAAAGAAGTCGCTATAACCCTTTAATGGAGTTGAGCATACAACTATCATTCCTCTTGCGTGCTCGTCTGTGGCCATTGTTCTCATTTTACATTCTTGATATACGTTAAATGGCGGTTCTTCATCCATTAGGGCAAGGTCAATCTTGCCTGCCTGAAATGCTTCCCTTCCTTCTTCATATGTTTTGAATGTTATTTTAGATGCTCCACCAGAAACGTGTCTTATATAAACAGTTCTATACATTTCAGAGTTGCCAGATTTCTTTTTTTCTTTAATTAAAGAAGGGTGTATCATTCCTCTCAAATTTTGTTCTTTATCTCCAAACAAATCTTTTTGGATGGTTTCAGCTATCAATGCTGCTGTTTTTCCTGCAACCCAACAACGAACTGGCCTGTCAAATCTATAGCCTTTCCAGCTTTCGTTATATATTCCTGTCCAGTGTGCGGAAAACTCTTCTTCCCCGCAAAATGTTTTACCGCTTCTATTACCGCCAGTTATTAACCTTTCTTGAGCAGTAATCCCAGCTATATGAAATAACTCTTGCTTCTTATTAGGCGTATAGTTTAGGAATCTTTTGTAGTATTCCTCTTCCATTTGTTCAATAGTTGGAATTGCAGAGCTCATTTAAATTAATCCAACATAATCTTTTTAAGGTCGTTAAGAGGCTCAATCATTTTTTCTACCAGATCTTCCATTTTTGAAAGTCTTTTATCTATTTCAAGCGTGAAGCTTTTTAACAGATTTAAGTTGTTAACTATATCGTCAAAAAAAGTGTTAGCATCATTTGTGCTATCTTCTTTAATTTCTTCATTTTCTATTAAATTTTCTTCTGACATTTTTACAGCTCCTATTTAAAATACTCTAAAACTCTATTTTTCTGAAAATCAGAACCATTGTTAATCATCCAGTCCCTTACGTGATGAACTAGTCTTGACTCTATCCAATCTGTGCTCTTTAATAAAAACCTTTCTATCTCATCCTGACTTTCTATATTTACGTTTATGTTCTTTAAAGTTAACGGTATATAGTTTTTATCGGTTAATTTTTTAAATACATTAACCAAAGTCAATCTTCCAAAAAGAGTAGATTGAAGTCTTTTTATTTTTGTATCAAAACTATAATCATATTCTCTTGTTGTCTCTTCTGAATCTTCGCAGAAAAGTTGTTTTTCATTAATCATAACACATCCTTTTTGGTTCCAAATAATAATGGATCAGACTGCTTGCTTTTAAGTCTATCTTTCATAGACTCTGCCGTGCTTTTTTCTTCTATACTTTTTTGCTCTTTAAACGACTCTACATCTCTCATTTCTTCAACAGTAGGCATCCCCTTTAAGACATCTGGAAACATGTCCCTTAAAGCAAAGCCCCTGGCTCTAAATTGAAGCATTCTTTCTGGGTTTGTAACCCACGGGCTTGGCATCCCTGTTGACGAAACTTTTCCCCAAAGTTTTGCTGCTTCTGCCATTTTTTTATTAAAAGCTCTTGTTACAGGCTCCCTTCCTTTTCTTTTAACAGTGCAAGAAGCTTCTTGCTTTTCAGAATCATATGTTTCTATGCAATCAATAAAATCAGGAAATGCCATGCAAACTGCAAGCATTGCATCGCCGTATATACTAGGTTTATTGTTGACAATCATAATGTTCTGTAAAGATGTCATTGGCTTCATGCCAAGGTCGCTACCAAATTGAATAGCTACCAGTATGTCAGATGGGTTTCCTTGAAATTCTTTAGGAATGCACCTTGCTTTGCTAATCATTTCTGCACATTTCCAGGCATTTTCAAAATTAGAAAAATCCATAAAAGATATTTCATTTTTTTGATGTTCTTTTTTAGGCTCTCTCCAAAATTGGTTATGAATTCTTAGCTCATCACCAATTTTTGAGTGGACTGCTTGAGGCATATCTGAAACATGTAATTGCCCATCAAATCTACTTTCCAACATTTAAAAATCCCCCATTATGTCTCTAGAATCTCTTGAATTCTTCATCTCAAATTTAATGTACTCACAATCCTTTGCGACAAATCCTTTTCTAAAAACCATCTTCCTTGAAAAATAAGTTCCATCATTTAATAAAGCTTTTTGGTTGTTTCCCATTGCTTCAATTATCTTAGCTTTTTCTTCTTGAGCTATTTTATCGAACTTCTTTGATTGTACCATAGCTGACACATAATTTCTTTTTATTTCTAAAAATTCAGACGGTAATCTTATTTCAGATTCTTCAACTATTGAATATTTTCTTTTTAAACAATCTTGAAAACTTTTATTTGAAAAATCCATCGGAGGAGGATTTTTAATTCCATGATCAATCCATGGCTTCATGTAGTTTTCATAGAATGAAACTCCAGCATCTAAAATAAGCTGATCCATTTCTTCATCTTTATGAAAAGTATATAAACGAGTTTCCATACTATCGACAATTTTAGAGAAATCAGGCTCAACACCGAATTGTCTAGAAGAATTTAATTCGCATAAAATCTCACCAATAACTTTATCGTCAACAAACCCTACAAAAATATCTGCTTTATTATATCCGGTAACTAGCATGTAGTGGGCTATCTGGGCGTAATATTGTTTTGGCACTATTTGTGAACCGCTTACACCCCATTCGTCTTTGTTAAATGCTCCAGAAGTTTTTATTTCTATTATATTGCTTTCTCTTTCTTCATCCACGCATATAGATACACCATCTAAATTTGCCGATAAGAACTTATGGTTTTGATGAAAAAATGTTTCACACAATCTAGATATTGTTCCTTTAATTTTGTCATATTTTACCAATAAATCCATTTCTAATAAATTTCCAATTACAACAGATTTATTTTTGCTTAAGTCAATAGTTTTCCCTTCTATTTTTTCTTCCCAAACTTCATAAGCTGTTTTGTAGTTGTTTTCTCCAAGGATAGCGCCCATATCAGAGCCGCCTATTGTGTATCTCCTTGCTTCTATTTGCTCTGATGTGAGTGACATATTTTTGACTCCTTTTTTAAAATCTGTTCATCCGCCAACAATTTGAATTATAGAGGATTGCAAAAGTTTGTATGTGATCAATAACAGATAAGTTTTGTGAGCATTTGTCCTGCTTGTGAGACATTGACGTATTTATTGCGGAGCTTTTGGCTTTAGTTTTTGTTGTACGTTTAAAAAGCATAATTATTGTGTTAAACGTAATATCTCGAACTGCAATTAAACTTTTCGAGAAATTAAACAACTTTCTGGATATTAAATAGAGAAAACAATGAACACTTTTCAAATCGTCAGGCTAATAGGAGAGGCGCCAAAAGAGCTTTTGAACTTTACCGAAACTAGTTTGTTAACTAGAATGGCATTTTTTGGGAACAAGGATGGAAAAGATATTTCTCCTGGAATAAAAAAGCTATTGAGCGAAACAAAGCTTTCTAGGTCATCTTTAATCAGATCTTTAAATTCTTTAACAAAGAAAAACGTTCTTATTCCTTTTGGAGAAAGGTCTGCTGGAAGTCATGATAAAGTAAGCTATCACATAAATATAAAGCTATTAGAAGAGCTAAGAGTGCCTTGCGAAATGAAACATAAAAGTTACTCTAGTAGCTTAAATTTAAAAATTAGCCACTCAGGAAAACAAGAAATTGTACCTATATCAGGTGTCACCATGACACCAGAAGCTGGTGTCACCCTGACACCAGACAATAATGAAAACATTAATCATCTGGTGTCACACAGACACCAGACTGGTGTCACCATGACACCAGAAGCTGGTGTCACCCTGACACCCCTACCTTATATACAATTATTAGAACCTAATACTACCCAATCTATTGTCGAGTTGAAACTCGACGCAGTGCTTGCTGCTGTTGAAAAAAAACCTAAAAAAATTTCCAAGGAAATAAAATCTTGGACACCTCAGGTTATGGAAGTTTTCGAACATTGGAAGATAATCTTAAATCACAAAAATTCAAAACTTGATGACCACAGGAGAAAATACATCGTCAGGGCCTTGGAGGCAGGATATAAAGTTGATGAGCTAAAATTAGCTATCGAAGGCGTTAAAAAAACCCCTCACAACATGGGGGTAAACGATAGGAAGAAAGTTTATGACGACTTTGATGTGATATTTCGAAATTCTAAGCAGGTGGAGAGGTTTATTAGAAACTTTGACACCATAGAGGCCCCAATAAATAAAAACATCGCCACGGGCCTAAAATTAGGTTTTATTGAAAGGCAAAAATCACAGGTAAATATGCTTAAGCAAATGGGAGATAAATATTTTCCACATTTGTCAGATAACTTAAAATCTGAATCAAATGAACAAGGCTTACTAAAAACAAACTTAGGAGTTAAGTAAATGAATAAAGTGGATCGATATGAAAAAATTATTTGGGTTTATAAAATTCCAGAGATTTTTTTTGAAAATTCTATCTCAAAAGAAAAATTAAAAAATTTGCCAGTCAGTGCAAAGCAAGGATTGATTTTTAAGTTGTTGGAAACTTTAAGTCTATATTTCTCGGTAGTTCCTGATTATTATTGTGATAATTCTTTTTCAGGAAATGAAGAAAATGAGGACATTAATGGGTTAAATGCAACTTTTACTATTTGGCTTAATGGGCTTGGAGATTTGTCAGTGTCTAAAATTATTGATGGTTTGTTGGATATTTTAAATATGAAGACAGAGTATCAAAAATGGCCTCCAAAATCTGTCATGCAGTTTCATGCTGTTTGCAAGTCAATAAGGCCTTGTCAATATCACGAGATTAACGCTAGAGCTTTAAAGTCAATAAATGATTATAATTCAACTATAAAATCAGAAAAGATTGCAGAAGATACCCTAAGAGAGATGTATAAAGTTCTTGGAAAAGATTATGATAAATTAAAAGGAGAGAGATTAAAAAATGCTAGCATTTAAATCTTTACAAAGTCTCACCTCGCGGAGATTGACGTTTGCAAGGCAATTTAAAAAACTTAAGTAAAGATATTATTAAATGCTAGCCGGTCAATAGACCTAATCATTTGTAATGTTAGACATTATTTAGCGTTTTGTCAATTAATTTTATTTTGTTGACTTTTTGTACAAAATTGTTTATTATGTATTTTAAGGGTATCGTGTTTATTTTTTTATTGGAGAATATTTATGAAAGAAGAGAAAGCACTTGGAAGCATTAATCCTGGAAAATATGAATTTTTTGTAAAAGGGGTTATTAGTAAAGATAAAAATGGATATGATCTTAAGACTCAAAAAGGTAACGCATATAGTAATTTGTCAATAATTGTTTTAGATGGTAATCATAATGTACATTCTGTTTTTGAGCCAATATTCAGCAAAGAAAGCCTAAAAGGAATTATATATGCTATAAATAACCCGGCTTTAACATTTGTTTATGAGAATTGCGTAAAAAATAAAGAAAATTTTGACTTAGAGAACTTAATAGGAGAAAGCGGTACGCTATTGTTAGGCCAGAGATCATATAATGATAAAATATATCCAAAGATTGAATGTTTCATTAAACCAAAATCAAATGAAGCAACATCATTGTTTCTAGCGCCAGAATTGGCAAGAGATTTAAAAGATGCAGGTTGCTTGC